GGTAAAAGTTGCCAGAAGAGACATCTTGCCCGATTTGTATCGAGTCATGTGGCCCTGAGATGACAGCCGGGAGCAGACCGGCACTTTTGAAGACTTTTGGTTGTTATACCACATTATGATATTGTTGATTTTTGACACACACTATTTATTTGAAACTGTCTTGCAATCGTGCAGCGGCGCGGAAGATTTGCATCATCGAGTACGTTATTGAAGGTATTATTTTTGTTAAATTTTCATCTTTTAGGTGCTTGGTCGGTTCTTTGGTAGGAGATTGTTTTTCAGGATGACATTTTGGTAGGAGAACCAAATAGCCCGCAAGGGTTAGTATTGATAAATATAATGTTTAACAATTATCAGGGTGGCGAAAAGGCGTCTCCCGCCGTGAAAATCGGCAGATTGTTTTTATCTTTCGAATACGAGAGAAAAGCCGATCTTTGAAATTTTGGGGAGTTTAGAAACTTTTGTTCGTGGTATCACGACGAAAGCAGTAGAAACAAAATTAACCCCAGGCGGTTTTTGTCGACTATCCGGATAGGAAATTTTCATATTTAAATAGAGGTTGGCCCGCCTCTCTGCGAAGAGGGGCGGACTTTTTAAAGAGAAACAATCACTAAGAACATGATAGACTATGAAGACAAAAGATTTTGAGACAGCTATCGAGGCACTGAGTGCCGACATAGAAACCCTGCGCATCAAGCAGGAGGGAGGAAAGGTGACTGAGGCGTATGGCCGTCTGAACCTTATCTTCATCAAGTGGGACGAGTTCGGGCGTGCGTTCAGTCACGACCAGGATCCCCGAGAGGAGAACTGTATCTCTACCGACCACCTGCCGTATCTCGACTACCGTCGTGATGCCGACTTCGACCTGACGTTCTGATGATGCCATGCTTAAGAGAGTCACCCCCCCAGACTGCAGGCCGGAGAGAAGCTGATTGTGATCGATATAGCCGACCGGAAGACCGACAGGTATATTGATACCCTCTATTACGTCTACAACGCCCTGTTCCGGTACAAGATAGAAGACATCTTGGCATTCGTCTACCAGAAGCGTCCGACGTTGAAGTACAGAAATATTAACTTAGAAATTAGTGAAACATGAAGCGAGTATATATTAGTGGAAAGATCGGCGAGGAGGAGATCAGCGGTGCCACCCGTGCGAAGTTCGCCAGAGCCGAGGAGATGTTGAAGGCGAAGGGATACGAAGTGTTTAATCCCTGCGACGAGCGTTGGCAGCGCGTATTGAAGCGCGAGTACCAGGAAGACCAGAAGGAGCGTTCGCCGGAGCTGATAGGGAAGTGGCCGTCGTTTTATGCCTACACCCTGTTGCGCGACCTGATGGTGCTGGCCACGAAAGATGCCGTGTATTTCCTCGAAGACTGGAGCCTCTCCAATGGTGCCAATACCGAGCTTTCGTTTGCCACAGGCTGCGGCATCAAGAAGCTGTTCCAGGACAAGAAGGATGCTGAAGTATTCCATGATTACGACATCGAAAACCCCGAAGACGTATGGCTACCACTGTAAGTAAACCTGATAAGTTTGTCATTACGGCGATCAACCGTCTGACTGGCGAGCGCGAGGCTATCAGTTCGCCGCGCAACCTGCTACAGGCCGAGGCGATGCTCCAGAAGATGCGCACGACGCCGCAGAAGACGAAGTTCCGCGCCAGAGCGTATAAGTATCCCCGCATCGACAAGTACGTGCTGAAGGAGGGAGATGTAGTGTTTAAGAGCCATACGGCATAATAAGAAGACAGAGTTATGAAAACAGAAGAACATAGAATTCCAGATAAAGTATCTTGGAGAGTTGTTGATGCTTGGACTGTGGTACCACCTTGCGACCCATCCAGTTCTCATCCTTACTGTCACGTTCAATGCCCATATTTTTACGAATACTATCCTGAAGAATATGAAGAAAATGAAGAAGATCATTCCACCTGCTAAGAACAACATACACGACTACCCGGGCAAGTGCCAGAAAGTCGTGGCCGTATGGCCAAACGGAAAGGTAGCCGGATTCTTCGACAGCATCAAGGTTGCCGTCGATAAATATGGTTTCAGCCGGGACGGCATTACGCGATGCTGCAGAGGTCGTCAGAAACTTTGCGGTGGTTTGAACTGGTTCTATGAAAAAGACTATATGCCAATTCACTTCAGCGGCGACGCATCAGAACTAGTATCGCCTGCAGATAACATTCGCAATCCGAATGGTACCTTCAAGAAAGGACACCATAACAATAAAGGCAAGAAGAGGAGAATGACGCCGGAATACCTTCAGAACCGCAGGGAGAATATGCTTCGCCAGCATAGGATGGGTCTTTTACCACACGATAATACCAGAAACTTCAAGGCTGTCATTGAGATAGAGACAGGGACCACATACCCAAGCATTGGTCATGCGGCACAGGCAACAGGTTACACACGTGCAGGTATGCAGCATCTGTTAAAACAATCCCACAAGGCAAAAAAAACAGGTTATCACTACTTTCTAAAATCAACATGGGATGAAATTCAAAATCATAAAAGTTTATCTGATGCGTAAGGGAAATCCTGTATCCGTTATCGATGGATACGATATGAAAGTGAAGGGTAATTGGCCGTCGGTTAGAGAAGCTGCCGAAGACCTTGGAATCCCTGCGAATTCCATCTATTCATCGATATTTAATAGAACGCTGGTTTATGAGGCGTATTTTGTATATACAGCCGACATAGCCACCTTCAGACCAAAACCTCGGGTATCCCGCAGACTCAAAGGTCTGAAGCAGTGTGAAAAGCTACGTAAGCTTCTGTCGCAAGGTTAGAAATTGTATAGGTATCAAGAAAGGAGAATAATATTTAAAGCAATAAGATTATGAACAAGAAAAGTAACAAGCTGCCGGAGGGTATCGTGACCGTAGGTGATTTGATTGATGCCCTGGAAGAGAATTTCGACAGAGATCATCTTATTTTAAAGGCGTTGATAGACACGACGGACAGAACCGTCAAAGAAACAGGTATAGGAAATATGTGGACGAGCTACGCAGCCCCTTCGTTGGAGATGATGCGTGAGCGGGAGGCACTGATGAAGAAGACAGGAGAGACGCTGACGCTTGAGCTGATGACTGAGAAACTGGGTTTTGGAAATTACTGTCACCGTCCCCTCGTTACCCGCGCTTTCAAGGTGCTCATTTGTGCAGGCGTTAAAACCGTAGACGACCTGAAGACCGTGAGTAAGGCCGACCTGCTGAAGCTCAAGCCATACGGTAAGGCCACGCTAAACACTATCATCGAGTTTGCAAAGACATACGGAATAGAAATCCAAGCATAGCCATGCCGATCAAGCCGGAACTTAGACACCTCTACCCGAAGAACTGGAAGGAGATTAGGGAGAAGATACTGCAGAGAGCTGATAATAAGTGTGAGTTTTGCGGTATTGAAAACCACACCTTCCGTCCGTCGCTCTCCAGTACGAGTCCGTCGGATGCCGTCTGGGTGGTGCTCACGATCGCCCACCTTGACCACGACCCGACCCACAACGACCCCGAAAACCTTCGCGCCCTCTGTCAGAGATGCCACAACCGGTACGACGCCAAGCACCGTGCAGCCAATCGCAGTCATACGAACGCGTTGAAGAGAGACAAAAGCGAGTGGATAGATTTTGGCATAAAGGCGACTGAACCCGCTACGCCCGTCCCGTGAGGTTGCGGCAAAAAAACACTATCTTTGCCGCTGCTTTAATTTTGAAAGAGTATCAAGAATATGGCAAAAGAGAAAGAAGACTTACAAGTTAACATTGAGCAGGAGTGGCAGCGTGTGTGGTCGGCGATTGAATCGACCAACACAGCCATTAATGACTATCTGGAGCGCGGTTTGTCGACTACTGGCAAGCTGCATGTGAAGAGTGTTATCAAGCACTGGGACCTTCTGAAGCAGCAGGCAGAGCTGATGTACGACGCCATTGACCGCATGAAGGAACAACAGTTGAAAGCCGAGCCCGTAGAGGTGGAAATGCCTTGGGATACAGACGCTTTTCGTGATGCCTGGCAGTATTGGAAGGATTATCTGAAGGAGCAGCACCACTACTACATGAAGTCGCGCATGGAGCGCAAGGCCCTTGCCCGTCTGAAGAAAGTCAGCGGCGACGATGAGCAGACCGCCCTCAGTTTCCTCGACTATGCCGAAGCCACCGGATATCGCAATTTCTTCAAGGTGACTGAGAAGGAGATCTCAGGCGCCAAGCCGGAAAGGAGGAGCGAGGATGGCGACTTCTAATCTCGACCGCATGGTGCAGCGCTTCGTGGCGGCCCGTCAGCAGCAATACACAGAGAAGGTACGCGAGCTCGATGAGTGGCACTGTCCACTGTTGACCAAGATGCAGTTCTGGTTGATGCTGAAAGCCTCGGCAGAGAGTATCATGGCCCGTCGCGGGGTACATCGTGCCTACGTCGTCGACGACTACAACCGCGAGGTTATCCTTCAGATGTGGCACTACGTGACAGGATCGCCCGACTGTGTCTGGAACATCAATAAAGGACTCTATCTTGGCGGTAAAGTAGGATGCGGTAAGACGCTGCTTATGCAGGCCCTCTGCGAGGTACTTCACGAGGTGAGCGGACTGGTGATAGAGCTTATCCCCGCCAAGCTGTTGTACAAGCGTATTCAGGAAGACGGTATCGTCAGTCTGTCGAAGCGCCCCCTCTTTATCGATGAACTTGGCCGCGAACAGTTGGAAGTAAACGACTTCGGCAACCGCATCCGGCCTATCAACGACCTGATGGAAGCCCGTTATGAGACTGGCGCCCGCACCTTCTTTACCTCCAACTTCTCATTAGAAAACCTCTCTAAAGGTCGCGACAAAGACGGTGAGATTATCGGCTACGGCAAATACATCGGAGAGCGCATCCAGGAGACCACCAATATCATAACACTGCCCGGCATCAGTCGCCGTGAGAAATGGGAAACCGAATTATGAAAAAAGACAGCAACGCCCAAACTATAAACATGACCCGTCTGGCTGCCACGTCGGCACCAGGAGAGAAGCGTCCGGGTCGTGTGAGCATCGCCAAAGAGTGGCTCAGTGAGAACTACGAGATCCGCGTCAACCTGCTCGATCCGTCGCGCGTCTCCTTAGAGGCCAAGCCTGAGTGTCCTATCAAGTACGATTTTCCCGTGTCGGAGGCCGATATCTACCTTCACGCCCAGGAAGACGAGATACCCATGTCGATGTCGATGCTGAAGACTCTGCTGCAATCCCCCAATCAGATTACCCCCTTCAATCCCGTCACCGACTATTTTGAGAGTCTGAGAGGCAAGTATAAAGGTCCGTCGCAGATCGACCTCTTGGTAAACTCCCTCCACGTGACCGGAGGTGATAAAGAAGGTCGCACCCGTCACCTTTTCCGCAAATGGCTCTGTGCCGTGGCCGCCTGTGCGCTCGGGTACCGTCAGAACGATGTCGCCCTTGGTCTGGTGTCAGCCGAAGCCGGTATAGGTAAGACCACCTTTTTCGAAGAGCTTGTGCCGGGATGTCTGAAAGACTACTACCAGTGCGTCCTGAAGGGCGACACCTCATTCATTCCTGCCCGTGGCTTTGCCACCCGTCTGTTGCTCAACTTCGACGAAATGGCCGCTGTCACCCAGGCCACCGAAGACTCCTTTAAGCAGCTGCTATCCTCTACGGAGGTCACGACCCGTTTGCGCGGCAGTTACCGTGTCGAAACCATCCCCCGTGTGGCCAGCGCCTGCTTCACCTCCAATAAGACCGGAGCCATGGGCGGTTTTATCCGGACGGTCGACAAGGGTATGCTTCGCCGTCTGGCTGTCATCGAGGTCGACGCCATTGATGACTACCGTCAGGCGCTCGATGTCGACCAGCTGTGGGCAGAAGTCATCCTATTGCTTAATAATGAAGACTACGAATGGACACAGGAAGAGTATAAGCAGTTTACCAGCGAAAACCTCAAATACATCGAGACCACCAATGCCATGCGTCTGATGAAGCTCTACTATCGTAAGCCTGAGGGTAATGAGAAACCACATTTCATGACCGCTGGCGACATTATGATGCAGTTGAAGGAGAAGCGTAAGATCACCTCCTCGCTGCAGCGTATCGACGAGGTAAGCATTGGACAAGCCCTGACAGCCTTAGGCTACCGTCGTCGCGTGCAGCGCATCACAGACCGCGGTCCGCGTTGGGGGTACGATGTCATCCCCGACTTCGAGCGTTAGCATTTTCTTTCAAATTCACCATGATACTCTTTTGGTTGCGGCCTGCTCTTGATCAGAGCGGGTCGCTTCTTTTTTTTATTGGCCACAAAAATCTATGAATATACGCCCGGGCGCATTATATATATGAGAAATCCCACACATTATGAACTCAACTTAAAGTTGAGATATTTATACAAATAAAGGAATTTTCTTGCATTTAAATTCTAAATAAGATGCCTACTACACCTACTACAAACACGAAAAAATCTCTCAAAACCCCTGTGTTTATCGGCATTTTAGTGTAGTAAGTACTTATTTAGACAACCCCATTTTTGCCTACTACATTTACTTACTACACTTACTACATTTTTTTCTCTTACTACAACCTAATACGCGCAAAACCCCAGTGTTTAAAGGCATTTTGCCCTTTGTAGTATGTAGTAGGCACCATTCTAAGAAATTTCGCGCAAAAACCCATTTTTCGCACTTTTGCGTGAAAATGTTACGTCATTCCGCTGAAAATGACTATCTTTGCGGTGAAATAGCGCAATCTATGGAGCATCAGCAGTACCAGAAACGGCGTGTGGCCAGCATCAGGATAGAGCATTACCTGGCACAGTACGCCAAATGCAAGTTTGATATCGACCCGAAGAGTGGAGGTGTACGCATCCCCGACTCCTTCGACCTGTATCACTGCGTCTGGCAGGTTATGGAGCGCCGTCCGCGCAACTATGCCGACCCACAGGATACCAATCTCACGATCTGGTTGCCCGCCCGTCGCAATATCGACGGTGTGATACAGAAGAATCCCGCCTACTGGAACTACATATCCCCCCGCAATGCCCGTTTGGTTGAGAAGAGTCTGCGCCGGTTGTTCAACTGGGAGTTCCACCACTATGTCGAGGAGCAGCTGTTGTGCGGTGCGACGAAGGTAGAAGCTGTGCGGCGCTTCATCAGTCGCTATGACCTCGGTATCGACAGTGAGGATGCCCTGCTTAAGAACCTCCAGCGCTACGAGCGCACTTTGGCCGTCTTTTTGGGTCTGAAAAAGCCAAGAAACGTTAAAAAGCGCACTTTTTAAGATTTTTTGGCTTAAACTTAGACCGGGGGTTTGTCCTTTTCGTGAAACATCCGAAAACCCTTGTTTCACGGTTCGCCTATCACTTCCACGATAGCCTGCACCTGTGCCGGTGTGAAAATCCGCTGTTTGTTGGCGTCGTATCCCAGCTGTTGCAGTCTCTCCGGCAGCGTCGGATGATGTGCTATCCACTCCCTTAACTTTTTCCATGCCCCTTCGGGTGTGATATAGGGGTCGTAGAGTCGGGCCAGTTCTGTACGCCCGTACGTTCTGATCTTAAATTCCTCTGTATGCATTATTATCCTTGTTATTTTTGATTTTTCCGCTGCAAAGTTACTATCATTTTGCCGAAGTCAGCAAAATGATGAGAAGCCTTAACTGGTCGTAACAAGCAGCTATGTCCGCACTTTCGGGTCTTTCGCTTTCCACCTTATTATATATAACTTTGCGGCAAACAGATATTTGAGATATGGCATTTTCGACGTTATACTACACCATTCTGAACAAGCCGTTTTTCATCGACCTGCGCCGCATCGACGCCCAGGCCGTATTGGTCGACAAGTTTCTTGAGCGCGACATCCGCGACTTCACAGCCGAGAAGCTCAGCGACAAGACACCCCTCCAGCTGACGGCCATTACCCCCGACGCCAAGTCGAGTTCCGGCAGTTGGGACAAGGCCCCCGACGGTAGTGTGGCCGTCATCGCCCTGCGCGGCGATATGCTGAAGGAAGGTACCATGTGCAGTTACGGTACCGAAGAGATAGCCGCCGCCCTGCGCGAGGCCGCCGACTCACCGAAGATCATCGGCGTGCGCCTCGATATCGACAGTGGAGGTGGAGCCGTCGATGCGATCGCCCCGATGCTCGATGCGATCCGTTACGCCCAGAGTCTGAACAAACCCGTCGTGGCCAGCTGCGACCTCTGTGCCAGTGCCGCCTACTACGTGGCCTGCCACTGCAACGAGATTGTGGCCGACAATGCGATCTCGGCAGAGTTTGGTTCTATCGGTGTGATGATCCAGTTCCCCGACTACGCCAAGTACTACGAGCAGAAAGGCATCAAGATCCACACAATCTACTCCGACCTGAGTAACTATAAGAATGCCCCCTTCGAGGCCGCCTTGAAGGGCGACTATAAGAGTATCAAGGAAGAGACCCTCAATCCCCTGGCTCGCGAGTTCCAGCAGGCCGTCAAGACCCACCGCCGTCAGTTGGACGCGCAGGTCGACGGTATTCTTGCCGGTCGGATGTTCTTTGCTGCCGAAGCCAAGCGCGTCGGCCTGATCGACGCTATCGGCGACCGCGACATGGCCACCCAAGAGGTGCGCCGTCTGTCGGCCTCGATGCAACTCTCTCATTACGCTGCAAGTTTATGATAATCATAATTGTTTTTAAGTTTTTGTTTTAGTTATGAAGAAAGAATTCAAGATGGTTGCCGGTTGGGTTATGTCAGTCCTCGGCATCCAGAATTTCGCCAAAGACAGCAATGGTAAGCTCTTCCTGACAGAAGAGCAGATCGCCACGCTGAAGGAGAAGTACGGTGAGAAGTTCGTCGAGGGCTTCCAGTCGGACCTCTCGAACATGGAGGTTGAAGGTGAGACCGTCAACCTGACACTCTCTGCCGAGGAGAAACTCGAGTTGGAGGCCGGACGCATCGAAACCGCCCGTCTGAAGGCCCGTATCGAGACCTTGGAGTCAGCCGAGCGCGACCTGAAGGCCACTATCTCCCGTCTGGAGAAAGAGCCAGCCGGAGGGCAGGGTCAGGAGGTGACGCTGACAGAGTTTGAGAAGGCCGCCAAGAAGGCCGGCGTAGACCTGAGTCTGAAGCACAATCGTTTCCTTGCCGACTATATGCAGGGTAAGGTACAGGCTGCCTACAGTGGTGACACCACTATCGACACCCAGGAGTTGAAGCAGGAGTTTGGCAAGTATGTTGCCAGCAACCGCTTAGAGATCCTGAAGGGCCTGTTCGGGCAGACCGAGTCCACCCAGTATATGTCGTCGATCATCACCGACAAGACTGAGGTGCGTGCCAACCAGGCCAGCGTCATCGGTACCGTGCTGCAGCAGTTCGTACCGAAGTGGACCCCCAGCGGCGCCGCCAAGTTCACCCCGCTCACGATCAAGAACTTCAAGTGCAAGATCAATGTGTCGATCATCCCCTCCGACATCATGGAGGATATCATCGGCTACATGTACGACGAGCAGGCCTCTCAGTTGCAGTCGATGCCGGTGGTGCGCTACATCCTCTCGCAGCTCATCTTCCCGAAGCTCGACGAAGAGCGTGAGCAAGCCCTGGCAACAGGTCGTTTTGTTGAGCTGACTGCCGACGGCAGCGGCAACTTCACCGCCTCTACCCCCGCCGAGACGATGGACGGTTATCTTACCCAGCTCGTCGACAAGTACAATGCCGACGCAGCCGCCGAGGAAGGCGATACCCTCTCCGGCATCAACTGGTTGCAGAAGGGCGAGGTGATCAATGTCGCTTCAAAGAACGTCCGCACCATTATCGATGCAGCCGTGAAGCAGGTGGCCGACGAGCACCCGTTGTACGCCAAGAAGTCGATGAAGGTACACATCGACCCCGTGTTGGCCGATGCCTACCGTCGCGAGTATCTGGAGGAGTATAAGTGGTTGAAGAACCAGGACGGCACCCATAAGAACGATATCGACTTCTCGAACTTCACGTTTGCCGAGTTGGAAGGTCTGCGTGGTACCGGGTGCTTCTTCATCACACCAAAGGAGAATTTCAAGCACCTGATGTCGCACAACCCGCAGAACGTCGTGCTGCGATTCCAAGAGCAAGATTACGAGGTGAAGATCTTCGGTGAGTGGTGGGAAGGTACAGGCTTCTGGATGGCCGAGGCTATCTTTGCCTACATCCTGCCAGCCAGCGCCACGAAGTACGGCCTCACGGCAGCTGCCGGAGACGACAACAACGACAACAACAACAACAACAACAACAACAACGGTGGTGGTATCTGATTGTTGAACCCTTAAAAGATTACAACTATGGCAGAAGAATATGCAATGGTAAGTGTAAAGAGAGCAGGCGCCAACCCCGGTATGCCTGCCGGTAAGAAGAACATCATCGTCATCTTCGACTTTGACAAGGTCAAGACCTACACCCGCGACGAAAAGAGTGTGCAGGTGACAGCCTTCGCCCTCAACGGCGACGTGACCCCCATCGGTCTGTTTGTCAATGAGACGACGATTGACGCAGGCGACGAGGTGCAGGGTGAGGACTACGCACGTGGTTTCATCCAGCACGTGAACGCCGACCACCCCGGTACTGAGTTGGCTGTGTCCGAGTTCAAGGCTAACAACGTGAACTCCAACCTCGGAGTAATCATCATCCCCTGCGACCCGTCGGTGACCACCTGTAAGATCTACGGTACGCCCTGTGCGCCCCTGAAGATGCAGCAGGCCCAGGAGAACGACACCAACGAGGCCCACAACGAGCATTTCGAGTTGCGTTCGTCGCAGCCAAGCGCCCCCGTGGGCATCATCGCCAAGTCGCTCGTTCCTGTGACCGACGATGCGGAGGTTAACGCCTTCCTTGGTCTGTCAGCTGGCGTATAGCGTCGATAATCACAATAGGGACGGTTCTTTCTGTGTCAGGCGGCACAAAGAGAACCGTCCCTTTTGTGCTGTCTTTTTGCAGTCGCAATTTAACAATTAATTTTGCGGACGTTTAGAAACATTTAAAAACCAATAGAGTATGAATAATAATGAAAGTAAGAATCCCGCTACAGAAGAGCAGGCTGCCAATGTACAGTCTGTCGAAAGCACTGTTGAAAACCCTGTTGACATCCCCGACGCCGGAGAAGCTGTGGCGCGACCAGGCGACGATGACACCGATGACGGCGAAGGATTTGAGGCTGTGACCGTCGTTATCGTCAGCCAGGATCCCGATACCGGTGGTCTTGCCGCCGAGAGTATCAAGGCCAACCTCTACGGCGCCAACGCCGATATTCACCTTGTCACGGGCGAGAACCTCCGCGAGACCCTTGCGAAAACCCTTATCGAGCACCTGCCCCATGTGAAGACCGAGCGCATCGTGCTGATGACCGACGGCATGGTGGTCCTTAGCCCCATTACCTTGGGCGATATCTCCTGCATCAAGGCCATGCAGGGCAAGCAAGGCCTTACCTATAACACCAGGACCCCGCTGCTGCTTCACAAGTCGGTCTTTGCCGACGTGCTCAACGCCATTGAAGTCAGCGGCGACCCCCTCGACCCCATCGACACCTATTTTAAGAGCATCCTGCCCGACAACTTCTACCCTGTGATGCTGAAAGACTGGCGCGAAGATCCGTGGCTCTTGCCTGTTATCAGTAAGAACCCGCCCATCGCCGAAGTGCGCAAGTGGGCTGCCGTCCGGAAGTTCGGTCACATCAGCAGTCAGTCATGGAGTGCCGAGATAAAGGCCTTCATAGAAGAGATGTCAGTTGAATGAAGCTATTTCGACCTTTTGCGGTTACGAAGACGCGCCACTGTCCTGAAAAAGTAAATGATCATTATTCTGTATATAGGCGCGAGGAGGTTGGCAGCGGCCAGCCCCGTCTTCGTGACCGTTGGCCGTTCCTCAACGATCCCGACTGCCCCGTAGAGTTGCAGGCCCTTGTGACACGGCGTATCACCCGTTACCACGAATACACGAGCCTCTATCCGCAACTGCGTGACTGTAACGACCTTACGCAGTGTGCCGACGTGGCGGGCCGGCTTGTGGACGCCTATCTCGACAACCAGGCCATTTTCCGAGAGTTGGACTACTACCAGAAGCACCACAAGGTACTGGGCAAACACCCCTTCTTCAAGCACTTCACCGAACTTAACCGTCTGAGAATCATGTCTGTTCGCGACCTCATTAAAGAGCAGAACAAGACGCGAGGCAATATCTGGCGGGTGAAGTCAGAGCTGTCGAAAGGCGACAAGCCCCACCTCGAAGAAAAGCGTCGACTGAAACTCCAGCAGTACGAGATGAAGTTACGTGAAATCAATAACTTACTTGGCGAACAATGAATTTCCAGACCAGTCATTTTCTCCGTCTGCAGGACTACATAGCCGAAGGTTCGAAAGACGTGCTCACCCCCGAGGAGCGCGCCTACGAAGACCTGTTGTTTACCGTCTGCGGACTGGTGCGGAAAGAGGGTAGGGAGTCGGCCCGCAGCTGGCTGATCAACGACCAAGGCTGCACCCGTCATGTGGCAGAACGGATTGTTGCCGAAGCCGTGAACCTCTTTTTTGCCACAGACAACATCCGGCAGGAAGCATGGCGCAACCTGCTTTTCGAGAAGCTCTTGCGCGTGATGCGCCTTTGGGAAGGCGACAATATCGGCATCGACAAAGAGACCGGAGAACCAATCTGCAAAGCCAAGGCCAAGGACTTCGAAGCCTACGTGAAGATAGTGAAGCAGGCCGCTGCCCTGAAGCGACTCAGCAAGGAAGACCATGCAGAAGGACCTACCGTGAGCGGCAACGTCTTCAACATCTTCAAGACCGATGCCGCCGCCGTCGGTATGCCCGCCACCGACCGTCGGGCCATTATCAACAACCCCTATTTCCAGAAACTCGCCAAGCGCGACCAGCAGCGCCTGGCGATGGAGATAGGTGTGGAGCCGATGAACATTGACACCGTGATGGACAACAGTCTGGAGATAGCCAATGAAGTCATCGGAGAATAACCGTTACATGAACCAGTACGCCATGAGCGTCGCGCTGATGATGCCCCAGAACTTCATCGGCATCATGGGACGTGCCAGTGCCAAGACCACCCAGTTTCAGGTGGCCCGTGTGATCCAGGCCGTTCAGGAATGCCCCGGTGCTCCTTTCGTCTGGGTGTCCGACACCTACTCCAACCTCCACCGCAACGTCATCCCCTCCGTCATGGAAGGTCTGCGCTTCAACGGTTGGGAAGAGGGCACCCATTTTGTCATTGACAAACAACCCCCTGAGCGTTGGAAGTCGCAGATGTACAACGTCATCGACTCCTTCAAGCAGGTCATGACCTTTTACAATGGATTTACATTCACTTTTGTCAGCTTGGACCGTGCTTCCATTGGTGCTGGCCGTAGCTATGTGGGTCTCTTCGGAGACGAAGTAAAATACTGGCCCGAAGAGAAATTTACCAACATCCGTAAGGCTGTGCGCGGCTATCGTGCCAGGTATGGCGACTCGCCCTGGTACCGCAGTCTGTCGATCACCACCGATATGCCCAACCCCAACCATGCAGGAGAGTATAACTGGATGATGAAGTTGGCCAAGCTGATGGACAAAGACCGCATCAAACTGTTGCTTCAGACCGGTCTCGCCCTCAACGATGCCCGTAAGCGTTACGCCCGCGCCTTGCAGTCCGGAGCCAGTGCCATAGAGTTGAAGAACGCCGAGCGCACCATGACCCGTTGGGAAGAGCGTTGGTGCGAGGCCCGCAAGGGTGCCACCTATTTCCTGATTGCGTCGACGCTGATCAATGCCGACGTGTTGGGAGAGGAATTCTTCAACGAAGAACTCTCCGCCGACCTCGAAGGTGTGAGTATCAACCTCCTCTCTATCCCCGAGAAGCTCGAAGCCGGGCAGCGGTTCTACGCCACCCTCTCTGCCCGTGACTTCTACCAGAACGGCACCGACAATGCCGTCATCGAGCAGCACGAGTACGGTTGGGAGGAAGACTGCAGCGTGCTGCGCTACCTCGACCCCTCGCACCCATTAGAGGGAGGCATGGATGACGGTAACATGAAGTCGATGGTGTTCGGACAGCATCGCGGTCGCGAGTACCGTATCCTGAAGGAACTCTACACCCTCCCGCCCGAGAACGAGCGGCAGTTGGCCGACAAGTTCCTTGCCTACTTCGCCCCCATGAAGCACAAACTCCTGCGCCTCTACTTCGACCGCGCCATGAACAACTACCAGCGTCAGGGCAACGACATGGCCAAGCGCATCAAGCAGGCCATTGAGACCGACGGTGACGGGCGTCGCACCGGTTGGCGTGTGCAGCTGATGAGTCGTGGGCAGGGTGATATCTACAGTCATACCGAGTACAACTTCTTCTCCGCCCTCTTCGACGGACAGTTGACTAAGCGTCTGTTCCGACTGTTGATCGATGCCCATAACTGTCCGAACCTGAAGTGCGAAATGGAGAACACCCCGACGGTGGTCGCCGAGGACAAGCGCACCGGGCGCAAGGATATCCGCAAGCAGAAGAAAGGCGACAAGCTGGCACTCAGTCGGCTACCACAGGAGTCGACCAACCTTACCGACGCCATGAAGTACCTTATCATGCGTCCCGACTGGGTAAATGTCTGGAAGGCCTCACTGAAGACAACCGTTATCGATCCGAAGTAATACAAGCTCTTTTTCCGAACACGAATAGCACGGATTTTGCGAATTCCGTGCCGTTTTGTGGTCGTTTTCGGACTCGAAAGGGCAGAAAAAGCGTCGGTAAAGTACGATTTTCGCCCCTTTTTTCAATGTCAAAATCTGCGAAATACCCTTAAACACAAGAGTTTTGAAATGTCAGATAAAAAATCGACTCAGAAAATCACGACGAACGGCGCGGCCCGCTCCGAGGAAGACTTGCGATTGCAAGTCCGAAAATGGGTCGGAAATGTGACCCAAGACCCCCTCAGGTCGGGGCAAGGTGTCCTTTCACCTACACCTTATTATATATAACTTTGCTGAAAGAAAACAATGAGACAAACGATGACAAAAGGAAAGATCAAAGACAGAGCCGGCAAGTTCTCGATGGTTGACACAGCCGTCGGCACCTATGCCGTCGCCTTAGGCAGTCGCTTCGGTAGTCAGACGTTCAGCAGCTTCTTCGACCTCGAAGGCCGCAGCTGGGACAAAGACCCACAGTCGGTGGGTGGTGTCAGCATCGTGCCTTGGGGTCCTGACGACCAGATGCCGCGAATGGTGCGCGACCTGTTGGAAAAGAACAACATCGGTCCCGGCATCCTCGCCCGGAAGGTAGGACTCATCTACGGACAAGGACTGGCGATGTATAAGAATGCCGTTGTAGAGAACGAGTTGCAGCAGCAGTGGCAGGAAGACCGAGAGGTAAGGAACTGGTTGGAGTCGTGGGACTATCAGCGCTATGTGCGCAACTGTCTGCAAGAGTACGTCCACTTAGGCGGTCACTTCACGATGTACCAGTGTGCCAAGAGTGTGCGTATCGGTAAGCCCTGGATACACTCCCTGCGCTGTCTGCCTTCAGCCGACTGCCGTATGATATGGCCCGACACGAACCGCACGCCGCAGTTTGATGACATCCGAGAGATACTCTATGGCGACATGGAACGCTGGCGCCAGCTGCAGCGCTATCCCGTGTTCGACAAGTGGCACGCCACCGACCATGAGGTAGCCATTGGCTATCACAGTATGCGCAGCTTCGGGCGCAACCTCTATGCGATATCCTCCTTCCACGGCAGTATCCCCTGGATGCAGGATGCCAACGATATCGCCGAGATTGTGCGTGCGCTGAACGATAACGTCATAGCCGCTGCCTATATCGTACACGAGCCGCAAGCCTACTGGCAGGAGAAGCGTATGGACATTGAGGCCGACCATGAAGACTGGACCGACCAGCAGGTGTCGGCAGAACTCGACCGTCTGCGTGACAAGATTACCACCCAGATCGCCGACGTGATGGCCGGTAAGAAGAATGCCGGCAAGTTCTTCACCTGCGTCGACTTCGTGGACGACCAAGGCCACCAACAGAGTTGGAAGATCGAACCTATCGAGCTCAATCTTGACAAGTATATCGCCGCCCAGAAAGATATCGCCAAGATGGCCGACTCAGCCACCACCTCCGCAATGGGTCTCTCACCCGCCCTTGCCAATATCATCATCGACGGTAAGAGCGACTCAGGCTCTCAGATGCTCTACGCCCTGAAGATCTTCTACGGTGCCGACACCCGCATCCCCGAAGAGATATGCTTAGAGGCCCTGAACGATGCCCTGCACATCAACTTCCCCGAGAAGCACGACCTTTGGTTAGGCTTCTACCACAAGACCGTGCAGAAAGAAGACAATGTCTCAGCCAAAGACCGAATAACCAACCAGCAATGAGATGCAGGATAAAAGCCCTGGCCAACAGCAGACATAACCGCGCCTTTGCCGACCACCTGCTGTTGGCCATCATGATAGAGATGTTGCTGCCTGATGACCAGTGGCACCCTATCGACCCCGGACTGGAACTCACCTCGTTATCGCCACAACCAGGCGAAATAAGCCCTCGAAATATTAAAAATGAATTTTCATAGTAAAATAATTAAATAATTATTTGGTTAATTATAAAATTATTATTATCTTTGCATTGTCTTAAGTAAACAACATGTATAACAAAAAGCAAAGAGAAAATGACAGACGAAGAGTTCAAGAAAAAGAGGAGAGCCGACCTCCTGAGATTTCTCAAAGTGTACGGCAAGGGATTTTCTGAAAGCGAAATAGACGAAATCCTTGATGCAATCAACGAGAAGTAGAACCCAGCCCTCCCTCCGGGGAGGGCAATAAAACAACAAGGAATATGAAGGATATCAACGAAATGGGAATCAACCCGCTGGTACTGACAGACTTCGAGACGTGGCAGAACGCTCAGACAGAAGAGGAGAGGGATGCGTTCCTCGCACGCTGCAATGCACGCTATAACGAGATGAGCGAGGAGCAGAAGGCCGCATTCCAAGGGATGTGCAAGGATGCTGTCAAGCGCATCTACGACGATGTAATGGATGACAAGGCGGCCGAGATGACCACACGGCTTCGCGAGCAGCTGAAGACGCTGGCACCAGCCCTGTCGCTGGGCTATATCGCCAAGACCTACTTCGGAAAGTCGAGTGCTTGGCTCTACCAGCGACTCAACGGTAATGTGGTGAACGGCAAGGCTGTCCACTTCACATGCGAGGAAATCAGGACATTCAAGGCCGCACTCGCCGACCTTGGCACACTGCTCTCTGCTGCAGCCGCATAGGCTGCCCGTTGTTTGCTTAAGACACACTCAACACTCCGGGAGAGTCGCCCCGACCGCAAGGCCGGGGCTTTTTCGTGTCCTTTCAGGTGTGCCTTATAATAAGTATCTTTGCATCGTATGAGACAGAAACCAAGACATATCACCCTGCCCGAGACCTGGGACGAACTCACGGAAGCCGACTGGCGCGAGCTGTTGAAGATGCGTCAGCAGGCCATTCGTCGCGGTCTGGCCGTCACCATTGAGGATGTGCGCATTGAGACCGCCCGACTTCTGTTGCAGAACCGAGGTGTGCCCTGTCAGCCCAACCGTCCACAGTACCTGGTACTGCTGCACCAGTTGGCCGCCACCTTCGACTGGTTGTGGAAGGAAGACAATGGCACTATCCAGCTCACTTACTGTTCTGTGCTCAACAAACTTCCCAAGGTGCGCGACTGGCTCGGGCCGCTCGACTGCGGCAGCGATATCACCTTTGGCGAGTTCCGGCAGGCCGTCGCCCATGTGAAAGCCATTGAAAACAGCACAGAAGGAACCGTCCCTACTGTGCCGTTCCAGGCGTTGGCGGGACTGTTGTACCGTCCGGAGGCAAGCGAAACCCAGAAACACCAAGGCCTGCGCCGACAACCCTACGACTGGGACACCCTCGACGAGCAGATAGCCCGTGGTGCACAGATGAAAGCGTGGCAGACATGGGGCATCTATGCCTGGTTCTCCTACTTCTGCGAGGCCCTCACCACCCTCACCTTCACCATTGAGGGCGATGACTACTGTTTTGCACCCCTCTTCACCACCGCATCAGGCAAGACCTCAGGCGGTCATGGCAGCAGTCTTGCCAATATCTGTTTCACCCTTGCCGAGAGTCACGTCTTCGGTACTGTGAAGGATGTAGACCACACACCCCTCTTCGACGTCATGCGTAAGCTGCTTCAGGACTACTACACACTACAAGACCTCAAAAAGAAAAAGAAATGATCATCAAATCAGCAGAACAATTACGGAACCTGACAGGATCCTACTATGCTAACAACGACTTCACGAAAATCGAGTCCACGCTAAAGAGTGTAGAGGACGAAATTGCCGAAGTCATCGGACGTGAAGTCATGGAAGAGCTCGTAAACGAGTCGGAAGGCGAAGAAGCCGAGGTGGGTATAGAGACCGACGATGAAGGTCGTATGTGGGCAGCAGGCGTAGAGATCAGCGTCGACGGAGACGGCAACATCCTCCTCAGCGGTTACTCCCCCTACGGTGTGAGTATTCGCATCGACGGTGACAAAGCCTACATCACCAATGCCCGCGCCATTCAGAGTTGTCAGCAGGCCGTGGCCTACATGGCCACCATGCGGTTCTACCGTCTGAACGATATCTCACACGAGAACGCCGGGCGCAAGGTGAAGATCGACAAGGAAAACGAGGCCCGCCCCTTCGAGTGGCAGTTGGCCCGTGACGACCGCGCCCACCTCGAAGAGTACTACCATGCCCTCAACCGTCTGTTGGCCGCCCTCGACGATGACCCCCGTTTCCAGGCCACCACCGTCTGGAAGCGTAAGAGTCGGCTGATTGTGAAGGATGCCGACACGCTGGCATGGTTGACCGGTGCCGACGCCTCCGCCTGGTTATACATGAAGATGACCCCCTATCTGAGCGAGAGCCAGCGCTTCGTGGAGAAAGCCTACGGCGAGAGTTTTAATCCCGCCGACTTCGGTACCTACGAAGACACCGACACCCTGAACTACGCCGCCCAAATGGCTGTCGCCCTTGGGGCTTTGGCGCTGATGGGCCGTCGTACCTCCCTACAGGCCATGCCCTACGGACTGATGAAGCTCTTTGAGAGCAATGGCGGCGGCAACCGTCAGGAAGCGGCAGCCCTCGACCGTTTGGCCGACTATCTGAAGCACCTTAGCAAGGAGCAGCACTACTGGGTGAACGAGATGAAGACCCTGCGCGACAAGGCCAATGGTACCGAGCAGCCCACCCACCTCCAGATGCCCGACAACAGCAGCGACCGTAAATTCATGCGCCTATGAGCTTGTTTCCTACCAAATTCGTCTGTGATGTCGATACGCTGGAAGTCTACAGTGACGACACCCTTGCCGCCGCCATGACCGTCAACAGTGCGAGGATCCTTGCCGAGACCTACTCACCCGCCGACGGCAAGATCACTGTTCGCGGTCTGCGTTCGGTGCTCGAAGCCGCCCTCTACGGAGAATTAGGTGTCGACACCCAAGGCAACGGATCAGCCGACGTGGTGTTTACCATTGGCAGTCAGAGTGAGCAGCGCACCCTCTTCGCCGCCCGTCTGAAGAACCCCCGCGACCCCGACGGAGCGAAAACCCTGTTGGCCGCCGGCGACCTCGTGGCCGTCGTCGACTCGAAGACCGGTGCCCTGATAACCCCCGTCAACGTGACCCGCATCATGGGCAGTACCGTCGTGACCGACACCCTGACCACCGTCACCGACGGCAGCACCCTTGGCGACGATATCCGTATCTGGGTAGACCGTACCAGCTGTGCCGATAACGCCGTGGCCGTCAGGTTCCTCAACCGCTACGACATGCCCCAGACCATGATGACCGTGCGCCCCCTTGACATCAAGCCCGGTTTTACCGACGAGACCGAACGGATGTACGGCAAGAGTATGCGCTTCGCCGTAGAGCAGAACGATGAATACACCCTGCGTTCCGGTCGTATCCACTCGCGCCAGGAGTACGCCTCGTGGTACGACCTGATCACCTCACGCCAGGCAGAGCTGCTGATGAACGGTCGGTGGCTGCCGATACTTGTAACGAAATCAAACTTCACCATCGTGAGCCGTTCCATGGGTCTGCAGCCCGTGGAGATCGGTTTCCGTATGGCCGACCCAAAACAAGGCTTATGATAGCAATCAACGACTACCGCCAGTTTATCGCCGAGCTCGTGGCCGCTGCCTCACAGAAATGCGGCATCGGTTACTCGAAGATCCGTCTGGCTGTGGCCCGGCAGCAGCTCATCAAACTTCTGAAGGACCAGGAGGGCATTGTGATAGCCGGCAACATCCCCGGCAGCGACATCAACAACAACGGTTACTACTGGAGTGAGGGCGAGTGCCTGCTGATGGTACTGGAGAAGATGCCCGAAGACTACGAAGGTACCGAGCGCGAGTATATCCGCTACGGTGAGTTACAGCTGTTGATGATCCACATCATCCGACTGTTGATCGGTGAAGACCTCCAAGAGTTCTGCGACAAGGCCGAACTCGACCGTTCGCAGAAGATCACCGTGGAGTGGGAGTTTAACACCTACGGCGGTTTCAACGGCATGAGTGCTCTCTTCCACCTGAAAGACAAGAACGGCACCGGCTTATGACCCAACTACTGATAGCAGGCACAGAGACGGTACTGCCCACAGGGTTCAGTTGTACCGTGAAGCGTGAAAATTCCTTCTTCACCAAGAGCGGAGAGTACACTTACGACGTGACCCTGCGCCTGGACAACCACATCAACCAGCGGTTGTACGGTTTTCTGCACCGTCTGAACAAGACCGAGCAAGTGGCCACCGACCGCAGTGCGACGCTCATCGCCGACGGTCATGTGTACTGTCGCGGCAAGGAAGTCATCACCCGTTGGACCGAGGACACCGTGACTATTCAGATCGTGTCCGGAGAGTCGGAGCTGAACTACTTCATCGGGCAAGACCAGAAGATCGAAGACCTCGATCTTGGCGAGATCAACGGCAGCTACGGTACCTATCCCGCCTGCGAATACTGTATGCCCACCCTGCGCAACAGCAGCGGCCAGATGTTTAATGTCTACACCCGCAGCGGTATGCTGGCAGGCCGTCGCACCGGCAACCCCTTACTCCCCGGCGACGCCATGCGCCCCCAGCCCTATCTCTGTGCTATCCTCAAACGACTCATCGCAGCGTTGGGTTATAACCAGCACCGCAACATGGTATGCCAGTTGGACAACACCCTGTTTGCAAACCTTTTCATCGTGAACACCCTCTTCACCACCGAGTTTGCCAAGATGCTGCCCGGTTGGACGGTAAAGGACTTCCTGACGGAGGTGGAGAAGTTGACGGGTGTGGTGTTCGTGACCGACAACAGCAATCCCGAAAACCCCACCTGCGACATCTATCTGAAGAGCACCTATTACTACGAGGCCCGTCAGTTGGTACTCAACAATGTGGTGGATGCCTACGAAGCGAACGTAGAAGACGATGACTCACGGGAGGCCGAATTCACCACGAGCGACGTGAGCTACGACCTGCCCGACAACCATTGGTGCAAGTTGATGAAGTTGCCTGAGGACTTCCTCGGCGCTGCCGACGTACACGACTATAACGACTTCAACACCCTGATACTCGACAGTACCACTACAAGTAAAATGGTACTCCACGACACCTCCACCGACCGTTATTATATCAAGGTGACGCGCGACTGGGAGAACGACGTGGCAGGCGACAGTGGTACCGACACCTATTTCATAGAGATCGATCAGATGAAAGATCTCGACCGCGAGAACTGCACGTCGACGCTCGACCTCGGCATCACCCCCGCCCCAATGGCCAACCTTGGGCGTTACGGTTGTGAGGTGATCGACCTTGGTACCACCGACGGATACAAGAGTGAGAACGACACCAGCAGCGACAGTGAGACAGAAGAGAGCAGCGAGGACAAGGATGCCGAGCAGACCATCCGCGACTTCGCCAAACAGGAGTCATCAGCCATTGACCTCTATTGCGCCTTCCATAATGGTACCGTGCAGAGCAACGGTTGTCCGGTGGTCTATACCGACGCCTATCACGCAATGGTACAGCAGATGCTCAACCCGATATTCACACTGGTTACTTATACCGGTGTTCCGGAGGGTTCGTTGCGCCTGAAAGACCTCGATGCAGCCTACTACCAAGGCGGCTACGAGATAGACACCCGTCACCCCATCACCTTTGAGACCTACGACCCGAACGTCATCGACCCCCGCCAGGTGTACGTCATCCGCAACCGTCGCTACGTCTGCCGCGACGTGGAAGAAGTGATTACCGATATCGGGCGTCAGAAGCGGTGGAAGCTGACGTGCTACCCCATTGTTATCTCCGACGAAGCCATTGAGAAGCGCTGGGTGTTGACCAAGGGCGTATGGGATGACGGAGCCGCTTGGCTCGATGACGGGCGGTGGAACGATGAATAACCTATCCTAAGCGATACCAACAGCAGGCAACGGTCAGTCGACACGTTGCCTGTTTGTATCTTTGCACCGTGGAAAGCCCACAGAACCCTATGTTTAACTTTTTAAATTCATCAAAAACTTATGGCAGTTAACAACCCACAATTCCAGATCAACCTTCGCATGAACGTCAACACCAGTTCGCGCCAGTACGGCCAGTACTACCCCAAGGCTGTAGAGAAGAAGACTATCTCCACCCGAGGGCTGTGTAACCACATGGCCGAGCACCACGAGATTTACGGTCGCGACGTCATTCAGGGTGTCGTCACCAAGATGTCCGGCTGTATCATCGAGCTTCTGAGTCAGGGCAACCCTGTGAAGATCGACGGTCTTGGCACCTTCGCCCCCTACGTGGAGTCGAAGAAGAACGGTATCTCGAAGGATGATATCCTGGCAGGCAAATGGAACGCCGCAGAGTATGTAGAGGGTGTCCACATCCGTTTCATCCCCGAGGGAACAGTAGACGATAAGATTACCTCTCGGGCCTTCAAGGGACAGTGCGCCCTGACGACCTACGGTGTGGAAGAGAAGATTTGCATCTCTCCGGAGGGAACGCCGGTGGCCAGTCGCAAGTACATCAAGCGCGTGACACCGCTGCAGGACTGGATCGAGGAGCAGCAGGCCGATGCCGACGACAGCAACGAAGGCTAAACCTCGAACACAAAAGGGACGGTTCTTTCTGTGCCTTCAGCACGAGAGGACCGTCTTTTTTATGTCCTTCCAGGAAGGGGAAGAATTGTGTAACTTCGCAGCATGGAAGAAGCGAACTATAAAGAGATAGACCTATTCATCAAGGAAGAGCTATCGCAGCATGGCGAGTGGCTGGTGGACAGGTTTGTCGAAGCCCTGGAGAAAAACCAGAATGTGGACAGTGGTCAGTTGTTGGAGTCGTTCGACTACGATGTGAGCAATGGTCCTGCCGGGTCGCAGGTGCTCACAATCACCTTCATGTCGTATGGCCGTCTGATGGAGATTATGGGTCGCCGCCGTAAGAACCAGCTGAAGGAGGGCCGCAATCAGCGGGTATGGGACAAGAAGAACACGAAGGCGAAGAAGGTGCAATGGTATAACAAAAACCGATATGCCGGTTATGGCCGTCTGATACGCCGTCTCTCTGCCGGCATGAGCGATGCCGAGCTTACCCGCATCCGTGGCATCCTTAACCAGGCTAAAGCGCGATTGGAAAATCAGTAATTTTGTCACTCCTGTTTGTCATTTCGATGCAAAGATAAGGCTTTTTCCGAAAAACTAAACTTTTGCACCTATAATTTTAATCTTTATTTCAAAAACCATTTGTTTTTCTCGAAAAGATTTTGTATATTTGCAGCGAAGAAAAAGAAGAAAGGACAGAGATATGGAGTCGATAATAATGATACTCGCAGCTTGTATATTCGGACTGGTAGTCGGGTTACTGAATCCGGACGCCTCTAAACCGAAGAAACCTTGGAAACCGAAGAAAGGAAACTTTTTCGTTCGCATCGGAGAGCAGATGGGAGATTCATATTGGTAAAAACACCACCGACTGAAGTTCGTTCCCAAAAGGAAAGAGAGTGTTCTCGTCACTGAGGAGCAGGTGACTAATGGTTGTGAGACCTCGTTAAATAAGGAGGCAACCTACGTCCGGCGGTAAATAGAACTTCGACACGATAGGGAGAGTCTAAGAAGGCTCTCCTCTTTTTATGTCCTTTCGTCTACACCTTATTATATATATCTTTGCAATAAAACTCAAAGATATATTTTATGGCCATTTCAATAGACACGATCCAGTTAAAATTCAATGTCAAGCCGAGTTATGAGCAGCAACAGATACAACAGCTGAGTGCTGACTTAAAACAGGCTACCGTTAACTATGAGACGCTTGGAAAAGTTGCAAAAGACAGTGCAAAAGAGCACTCCAGGCTATACGCTGAACTCTCGCGTATGAAAACCAAGCGCGATGAATTGGCCAAGCAGAAAACGCTCACAGAGAAGCAGCAACAGGATTTGGCTGCATACAATAACAAGATTGAAGAGCTGACTGACAAGCTTGCCGAAAACGAAGAGCAGCGCAGCAAACTGAGAAAGGTTGAAGAGGAAGCCCGTAAAGAATTGGTAAATCTTCAGTCGAAGATGAATGGTGTTACTCAATCTACGCTCAAATATAACATGACTATACAGCAGCTGGGGGAGCGAGAGAGAGAACTTCGGGCTATTCTGAACAATACCGATCCGTCGACCGAAGAATGGGAGAAGTATAATAGGGAATTGTCTGAAACAAAGAAGAGGATTGCAGATCTTCGCCGGCAAGCCCCGGACTTCCATAATGAGTTGAAGTTGGAAGACATGACCATTAAAGAGCTGAACGAACGTATCAGCGCCTTACGGTCTGCACTCGAATCATGTAAACCAAACACGGGCGAGTTTGAAGAATACTCCAAAGCCCTTCAAGAGACTAACAATAGAATAAACGATCTTAATAAAGAAGCCAATAAAGTAAAGACCTCTCTGACAAATTTTGCTCAAGGGTTTAATCACATAGCTTTCGCTATAACAAACATATTAGCCATTAAAGATCGTATTGTCTCATGGGCTGATCAGTATGTGCAGAGCTTCGCCAAAATGGATGACGCGATGGTCGATGTAATGAAGTACACCGGGCAGACCAAACAAGAGGTGGAGGAGATGAACGAGACCTTCAAGAAGATGACCACCCGCACAGCACGCGAAGAACTGAACGCGCTGGCAGGCGCAGCGGGCCGTCTTGGTATTACGTCTCGAAAGAACATCGAGGGGTTTGTGGATGCGGCCGATAAAATCAATGTCGCCCTTGGAGATGACCTTGGAGAGGGAGCCATTGATCAGATTGGTAAGCTGACAATGGTATTTGGTGAAGACAAAACCAAGGGTCTGAACGGTGCCATGCTGGCCACCGGTTCCGCTATCAACGTGCTCGGTGCCAATTCTTCCGCTAATACCGGATTTATCACAGAGTTTACCTCTTCAATGGCAGGCATGGCCGTGAATGCCCGGATCTCGCAGACCGATATCATGGGTTATGCATCGGCACTGAGTCAGGCCGGCATCGAGGGGCAGACCGCCTCAGGCGTATTTGCCCAGCTGATTACGAAGATGTTTACCGACCCCGCACGCTTCGCCAAGGCCGCCCGTCTCGACGTGCAGGCGTTTACGGATCTGTTGAAGACCGATGCCAATGCCGCTATCCTTCAGTTCTTAGAGGGACTGAAGGCCAATGGCGGTTTCGATGCCCTTGCCCCAGCTTTGAAATCGTTGAAGATGCAGGGTACTCAGGCAGTACCCGTCATCAGTTCGCTCATCAACAAAATGGATGAACTGAAGAAGGCCCAGAATGATGCCCGCCAAGCCTACGACGAAGGCACGAGCATTATCGATGAGTTTAATAACGCCAACAGTTCGGCAGCTGCTAAACTGGAGATAGCCAAGAAAGCTATGAACGATGCAGCGTCAGACCTTGGCAAAAAGCTGATGCCTATCGTAGAGACCAGTATTTCGACCACTTCGGCATTCCTAAGGGTACTCTCTACTTTGGTGGGTTTTGTCACTACGAATCTCAAGGCTATCGTACAACTAACAATGACTTTAGCGGCCTATAACCTGGTTGTTAATGCATCAGCTATCGCCAACTCCCGTTTTGTGGCCAGTGTGAAGTCTGCATTAGTGGCCACCCGCAGCTGGTTTGCCACCCTCACAGCCAATCCTATCGGTATGGTGGTTGCTGCGGTGACGCTTCTGGCAAGTGAGATCTATCACTACATCAGTCGCGCCCGTCAGGCAACAAAGATCCAGGAGCAGATGAACGAGGCCATGCGTGAAGCCAAGAAAGAAGCCACCAGTGAGGGTGCCGAATTGGAACGCCTGGTTGAAACCGTCAGATCGGCCACCGTCTCAGAGAACGAGCGTCGTGAAGCCTTGGAGAAACTGAACGGTAAGCTGATGGCCCTGCACCTTGGGAACCTGACGGAAGAGCAGGTGCGCACAGGTAATCTGACAACCATATTGGATGAGTATAATAAGAAGCTCGAAACACAGATAAAGCTCAAGCGCCTTCAGGCACAGCAAGAGGAATTGCTGAATAAGAAGATAGACATCGAAGAGGGTGGATACAAAGAGGATATCACCCTCCTCGACAGGTTTAACCAGTCTATCGCCTCTCTTGGACAGACCATGATCAGCGGCCATATCCAAGGATTTGGTGAGGCATGGAGTCAGGAGTGGGGCCGTGTGGACGAATCCTTCAAAAACAGGGCCCTGCGCCCCATCATGGAAGGTCTCGACAAGGTGCAGCAGAAGATCAAGGATATCAAGGAGGAGGAGCAGAAGAGCGCCAACACCGTCAGTTACATCGGAGAGGTTGTTATTTCCGGAGGCAAGAAAACCAACTCCACTTCTGAGAAGTCGGATGAAGAGCTGGAGAAAGAGCAGAAGCAGCGCGACAAGCAGCGCAAGGAGATAGAGGCTCAGGCCAAACAAGCCTACGAAGAGGAACTCCTGCGGCTGAAGCAGCAGTACCAGGGCCGCCGGAACCTGCAAGACGAATGGCACGGCATGGAACTGAAGGCCGAGCAGCGATACATCGACAATCTGACAAAGATACGTCAGGACTACGGTGCCTCAGAGTCAGACAAAATGGAGACTGTGAATATGCAGCTCGACCATATCGCCAAGGAAGCCAACTACCAGCGCGAGCTACAGCAAAAAGAGCTGAACCGACAGTTGCAGACTGAGGACCAGCGCTACGCCGCCGAACAAGTGGCTGAGTCGCAGAAGCGGCTCAACGGCCAGTACCAGGACGAAGAGGCATACGCCCTCCGCATGGAAGAGTTGGAGATAGAGCACCAGAAGAAACTCCTGAAGATAAAGAAGGCTGCCGGCGAGGACACGACCGCCGAAGAGAAGCGTCTGAACGATCTGCTTTACGAGCACCGCAAGAAAGCATACGAGAAGGAGGAAAAGGATATCGCCACCTCGCAGAACGATGCCAACGAATGGTTGCGCCGTGTGGAGTGGGAGGAAGAGTCGTTGAAGCGGCGCCAGGAGTTGAACGAGGAGTATCGTAAGAAAGGGCTGATCTCAGAGACCCAGTACCAGCAGAACCTTACCGACCTGCAGCAGGAGCAGTCGCAGCAGCGCGAGACCATACAGCAGGCTGCTTTCAGTGCCTTGGACGGTCTGATGTCAGCCAGTTCGCAGCTCTTCAACGCCTTGGAACAACGCGAGACCTCACAGGTGGAAGCCCGGTATAAGAAACGCATCGAAGCCGCCAAGAAGCAGGGTAAGGATACCACCAAGCTTGAAGAGGAAATGGAGGAAGAGAAGGCCGCTATCCGGAAGAAGTATGCCGACAAACAGTTCAAGCTTCAGATACTCCAGATCATCTCAGCCACCGCCCAGTCGATCGCCAACGTCTGGAAGGAGTGGGCCGCTTTTCCTGTCGTGGCCGCTGCCCTGACAGCCGCTGCCGCCGCCCAAGGTGCCATACAGTTGGCCACCGCCAAAGCCCAAGCCGACCAAGCAGCTGGACTCTATAAGGGAGGTTACTCCGACGAGTACCAGGAAGGATACACCCGCAAGGGTAATCCGCGAGAGCAGGCAGGTGTGATACCTGTACATCGGAACGAGTTTGTGGCCAACCACAAGACCGTAGCCAATCCGCAGATCCGACCAGTGCTCGACGTGATAGACCGTCATCAGAAGGTGGGCGACGTGTCGATGCTCAACGCCACCCGGATGCTCGAAGAAGCCTACGGACGCGGACGCTACCGGGGCGGGTACTCGCAAGGTGACACCCAGTCAGACACGCCGGACACCACCAGAACCGCCGACCTGCAGACCGCCAGTCCGCAAGTACTGGAGATACTGCGCCGGATAGCCAGCAACACCGAAGACGCGCTCACCGTGCGCGAACTGCGTCGCGAGATACGTCATCAGGAGCAGCTGGAGAGCAACGCCCGCCGTTAACGCGACACGACAGGCGGGAAGCCTACGGTGTCCTTTTTCATACACCTTATTATATATATCTTTGCGCTATGACAGTTTACGAAGCTATAAAAGAAATGCGCAAGCGGAGCGAAGAGCACAGACCCTTCGCCTTCAGTTATATGTCGTACTCACTGAGTCAGCGTAAGAGCGACGGTGAGGTAGAGGTGGAGCATGCGATCCTCTATAAGAACCCCAAGGATCCAAAGAGCGATCTTCAGGACGTGATGCTCACCTATCTCGACACCTCGACGCGCGACGTGCGCCACTGTTGGCAGCCCCTCCTTCTCAGCTTCGAACACCAACCCCTTACAAGTATCGATTAGAATATGGCAGACGAAACGACCGACATCCAGACCACAGAACAGGAGACGCAGCAGCAGCCGACGGGCATCCAGTTCGAACACATCCTCCCTTGGGGAACCACGGGAGGCGATACCGGTTTGTCGTCGCGTCTGAAGCTGAAGCGCAATTTCGATAAGATTAAGGCATGGATGGATGCCCTCTCGCTGAAATCAGTCATCAGCAACTATTTCCTCTCGAAGACCGACGACGACACAGCAGCTGGAGAGATTGGTTTCCTGAAGGGTCTTTGGATCAAGGCGAAGAACCTTTTCGGCTGGGATGCCGAGGGCAATATCAAGGCTAATAGGATAGACCTGGCGGGCGAGCTGCGGGGTATCAGTGCTGTGCTGAACAAGATACAGAGCTCGGTATATACCGGGGAGGGCATCAACGACGAGGGTTTCCTGCTGGAGTTCGTGAACGGGCGGGCAAAGCTCGTGATAGACGACCTGGTGGCGCGGGGCAAGTTCTCGGTGAACGAGATAGAGTCGCGGATATGGACCTATGTAGGCGGCAATCTGATGTTCTCGTGCGCATCGTCGACAGTATTTTTCGTGGAATATCTCGACGCGAACGGCGAAGAGGTGGGCTATACGGAAGTGCTCTGCCCGTGGACGCTGATGGGCAAGCCGATACTCGCGGCAGGCATCGCATGGGCCAAGCGGCGCAAGCTGATGCACGCGCTGACCGACGATGAGAAGGCGAGAGTGAAGACGTTCCGCTGCTACGAATACTCTGATGACGGCACGATGCAGACGCGCAACTGGTGGCAGGCAGGCGACCAGGCATTCTGCCAGACGCTTAACCACGCGACAGGCAAGACCACATCGACGGGGGCCTACAGCGGCACGCTGAAGAACACGGCCTACTGGCGACTGGTGACGGGCATCGGCTCGAAGGCCATCGACCACCTCAACGACGGACGCATCTACGACTACGTGGACCTCTCATTAGAGGACTGCGACCCGACACTCAACGACTGGCCCGTGGCAGGCGACACCATCGTGCAGCGCGGCCACCGCACCGACACCAACCGGCAGGGCATGATGACCATTGAGGTGGACGGCGAAGAGAAGGGCCTGAAGATATACGAGGGCATCGACCAATACAGCATAGCAGGCAAGCGCAAGACGATGATCAGTCCGCAGCGCACGGAGATTATCGCCCACATGTTCAAGATAGCCACCGAATACGGCGACCTGCGCGTGCCGGCAGACCGCGGGCTGTGGGTGGACATCGCCAAGGAGAAAGGTGACTGGCCGACGGACAGTGCGGAGAACTACTCGGACTACACGGCAGGCGATGACAAACGCATGGTGAGGAAGTGCTACTACTACGACCGTGTGGCCCATAACGGGTCGCTCTGGCTCTGCACCATCGCCGAGAACTACCACTATACGAACGACCAAAATGAGGGCATCACAGAGCAGGAGTACGCCGAGATAGACGACCCGGCACTGAAGCTGACCTATCGTCGCGTGAGGAACTACACGACGGAAGAGCCTTCGCCTACATCAGCCGTATGGCAGAAGCAGGTGAACGCAGGCGTATCGCCGCAGCTGGTGCTCTCGGCAGCACTCGTACCGATAGCCTGCGAGAAGGACGGCACGGCATCGGAGGCTCTGACGCAGCAGATAACGGCGACGCTGAAGCTGACCAACCTGACGTGTGAGCTCGACAGTCTGACCATATCGCCGACGGATGCACAGCACGTAAGCATCGCAATGGCGCAGGACCGCAAGAGCGCGACGCTGACATTCACCTATCTGAAGGGCGAGCAGATAAGCGTGAGCGACTTCACCGTGACGGCACAGGGCAAGACGAACGGCGAGACCTACGCCGCCTCAGAGCCGATAACGGCCTACCCTGTCATCAAGGGCGACGATGCCTACGACATCTTTGCCACACCCGCCAACTGGGTGTTTGAGCAGGAGGGGGCAAGCCTCGGGTATCAGGACATCATCGAAGACCTTCAGCGCGAAGAGGGGCAGCGGCAGCTGTCGTTCAACATCATCACGGAGAACAGTGCGACAGGCCTCTCTTCGGCAGGCATCTCGGTGACGAAGGGCGGCGTAGACCAGCCGTTTACGATAGTGAACGCAACACCCAGCGTGAACACCATTACCGTGGGCTATGACAACACCCTGAAGCGTGTCTGGGTGGCGACCATTCCAAACACTATCTCGACGGGCTATGTGGACGTGGCCATACGCTACGGCAACAATTTCAGCATGACGCTGCGCATACCCTTCTACTGCAACCTCATGGGGACATGGCGGCAGATACTCATCGGCGACATGGACATAGCCATCGCCACCAAGACCAAGATAACCGACGGCAACGGCAATGAGCTGACGATACAGCAGTTCTATGCCGAATACATCCGTACCAGTCAGCAGACTATCGACCGCTTCGCAGCCATCGAGGGAACGATAGCCGCCAACAAGTCCGCAGCCGACGGCACCGCCAGTGACCTGAGTACCCTGCAACAGAACTACAGCCAGTTTGTTCAGAACGCCAACGGACAATTCAATACCATCACAAGCAGTATCGACACAATCAATTCGAACATCGACACTCTTGAAGGCAACATCGATGACCTTGGCAGCGACCTCGACCAAGAGGTGACAGACAGAGGCACTGCTATCGAGGCTGCTATCCAAGCCCTGAAAGATAACGACTTGGCCACGCTGCTGAGGATGCTGACTACTCCACAGCAAGGAGAATTGCTCTATAGCTATGAGCAGCGCATCGGCAAGTTGGTGAATACCTCTTCTGAGTTTACGACGGAATTCACACAGCAGATTACGTCGCTGATAGCTACCAGTATCTCGACGGGCGACATATATACTGCACTAAACGCACTCCAGACGGCTATCGAGGGCGAAAACAGTCCCCTGTCGCAGGCAATAGCCGACGCTCTCGCAGCAGCCGACGATGCACAAAGAAGTGCCGACGGTGCGCAAGACACAGCAAACAGCAACAACACGCTGATACTGACCAATCAGGAGAACATCGGCAGGCTGGTGAACACCGTGAACGGACTCTTCGGCAGCTATACCAGCAAGACAAGTTCGCAGGTGCTCAACCCGAACTCCACCCTGCTTGCGAAGGTAGCGGCCTACAATGCCGACATCGAGACGCTGCTGGATGCCATGAAGCTGCTTCGCGCCGACTTCACCAACATCAGCGACGTATGGACAAGCGACGTGGAGAACGTGTGCTACAAGTACGGCTATAGCGTCGTGGAGCCTGAGTCGTACAGTGCGGCCCTCGAAGCATTTAACAATGTGCTGGCAGCTATCCGCAGCGCACGCACGGCAGAGGTGAACGACAGCAGTTCGCTGATAGCCCAAATCGTGAGGGAGCTCGGTTCCAACTTCCAAGTGACAGCCGGGCAATTCGTCTCGGAGGTGAGCGAGCGGGTGACGCTGAGCGAAACGGTGAGCGGCCACACGACACAGATAGCCAATCACACATCACAGATACAACAGTTGCCAAGCAGTATCTCTCTGTCGGTAAAGAATGACATCAGCGGCCAACTTGAAGAGACGGGCATCTATCTGGACTCTCGCAAGATACGTCTCAGCGGCAATACCGACATCGTTGGCCTGCTGACCGTCCTCTCCCAAAGCGGGGACGTAGGTTTCCAGTTGAGTAACAATGGCGGCTATCTGACGAAGATACTGGCCAGCAGCATCGGCAGCTACAGCGACTTCATCAGCAACTACACCACGACGGAGACACGACAGCGGGCCGCTTCGCAGTCGGTAGTGTCGCACTGGAACAGCACTCTGACGTGGCATGCCGTCTTCACATTCCGGGAGAACGCAGGTTCGGCAAGTAACCTGACGCTCTCTCTGGCATTCTTGGACGTGAACGAGAATGATTACATCTCGCCCAAGACTGGCACGCTCGCCATGTACTACAGCAGCGACGGCACCAACTACACCGCCTTCAACACCACGACGGCCATCGCAGGCTCGACGGTCTACCTCAGAGTGGAAGCCGACTTCTTCGTATCGACGGGCGACAATGCGCCGGAGCCTGACATCTTCTGCGAGGCTGCTATCCAACTGCTCTTTGCGACGCAGGCAGAGAGCCTGATAGGCTACGACGGTCTCGCCATGAACTTCGGCGACAACGGCCACCTCTTCTTCAGTCGCGAGCAGATAGTGATGATGCAAGGGGCGAAGGGTCTGCGTATCACCAGTACGGGCGGTGTTCAGGTGAACGAAGGCAGCGGGTGGACCTCTATAGGCAGCGGCTCGGGCGGCGGTAGCGGCAGCATCAACATCGGTTATCTCGACCTTGCACAGAAGCCGTCAATCACCATTGGCGGGCAGACTGTCAGCATCGCGGCACTCAGCAATACCTTCACCCTGGCAGAGATAGGAGCAGCAGCTTCAGACCACAACCATGATGAAGACTATGCGGCTATCAGCCATAACCACGACGGCAGGTATTCGCCTTCAAACCATAACCATGACGATGATTATGCCGCCATAGACCATAACCACGACGGCAGATATGCACTCTATAGTCACAGTCACGATGACGTATATGCTCTCTATAGTCATAACCACGACGGCAGATATTCGCTTTTGGGTCACAACCATGACGGCAGTTATGCCGCTATCAACCATACGCACGACTATCTGCCCAAGACGGGTGCTGCACTCTCTTCGTCGGAACAGTTCTTGCTCTCAACAGACTATAACGGAGGTACGGTAGGCAATCGTGGCATTACGCTCTCTTCGCCCTATTCTTCGATATACATCAACGCAGGAAGCACAGACTCAGGCAAGGGCGACCTCGAACTGGGTGCCGGCTATAACATCTCAATGAGCCTGCCCGACGTAAAGACGGGGACGCAGCAGCTGCTCTATATGCTACAGATGTCGAAGGCGAACGCCGCTACCGAAATTCACGGCCCCGCCGTTAATATCAAGGCATTAAGCAGCAACTTAGAACTCAGTGCATCAGCCATAGCGTCATTGACTGGACAGGAAGTTGAAATCGAGGCAGCTGACGGTCTTTTTGTCGATATTGATGACGGCCCGGTAAATATCAGCGCCAATTCTGTAAACATCGAGGCGCAATATGGGCTTTCAATTAACGGCACGAACGTTTCTTTGGCAGGTCACAGTCACACCCTTGGCGACCTGTCGAATGTCAATGCAAGCTCTCCCTCCGACGGGCAGGCCTTAGTATGGGACAATACTTCTCAAAAGTGGGTTAACGGCACGGTTCAGAGCGGTGGTGCAACGATTTCGATTGACTCTGTTGCAACGGGTGCCGCAGGAACAAACGCATCGGTTACTAATGTCGGAACATCGACAGATGTAAGATTGCGATTTGTGATACCACAAGGCGAAACGGGACCACAAGGCCCGACGGGTGCAACGGGACCGCAAGGCCCAACAGGCCCACAAGGCCCGACAGGTCCGCAAGGCCCACAAGGCGAACAAGGCCCAAAGGGTGAGGCAGGTGCCGACGGTAAGGGTATAACGAGCATAAGAACCTATTCATACTCGTCGTACAAAGAGATTGACTTCTATTCTGGAAGCACCTATATAGGATATGTCACCTTGCCGAACGTCACGCTCACTGTGGCGTACAGTCAAAGCGATGGCCGTTATGGTACGCTTGACGTAAACGGAACTACCTTTGACTGGTATGACAGAGATTATATCGTCGGGCATTTCGCACACATAGACGGGGCGCAGACTTTTACAGGCATAAAGACATTCTCTGACGGAATAAAAATTGGCGACTGGGGTATTACGCAAGGGCGATGGGGTTCGCTTGAATTCAATTCGCCCAGCAATGATGATTTTAATGTCGATGGCAACGTTGTCGCTTCGTCCGACCTAAGATTGAAAGATGTAAAGAAGCATCTCGACCTCGACATCAACAAATTCGCAGAATCGCCGCTCTTTGAGTTTGTCTGGAAAAACGGTAACGGCAATTTGCGTATAGGAACTTCTGCCCAGTACTATCAGAACGAACTCCCCCTTTTGGTAAGAGAACGGAGTGACGGTTATCTTGGTTTTGACTATACTACCGCTGCTTTCGCCGGGGCTGTGACTGCGGCGCGGGAGATAGTGAAGCTGCGGGAGAAGGTGAGCGAGCAGGAAGCTGAGATGAAGGCGATGAGCGACGAGATTGCCTCGATGAAGGAAGAGATAGAAACACTTAAGAACATCATAATGTCGAACTTAAAAAATTAGTAGAACATGGCAAAGAATGTAGAATTTTCGAACGAGCGCACAGTGCGCGACTTCGCATTGGAGCTGGCCACTGAGGGCCACAGTGTTAACGGAACCGTCACGACGAAGGAGGGAGTGGTGACCGACGCATCGATGAGCGTGATCTATCCGGATAAGCACACCGTACCCGTGGTGGTGAGCGTGCAGAACGGCGAGACCTACGTGTCGCCCGGTCGTAACCCCATCAGCATCGCCCGCGACATCCTCGACGCGGTAGACGCAGTGGTGGCAGCAGCCACGACGGAGGGAGAGGAAGAGTGACGCGAATGGAGTAAAGCACAGGCGATATGACAGAAGCAGAATTTGAAGCCCTGTATATCAGGATGCTGGCCAAGTACAGCGCATCGACGGGCTCGGCAGGCGTGGAGACGCTGACCGCCGACGACCTTGCGAGCGACGAGGCGAAGCAGGCGTATCTCATCCCCTCGACCCTGAACGGCGCGTGGGTGACCGCATCGCTGAGCGTCATCATGTCGCCAGTGCTGGAGGCCATCGCCACGCTCGACGCTGCCCTTGCCGACGCTGCCGAAGCCCTCACGACGGCCAACACCGCCCGCTCGGAAATGGACGCGGCCCGCGGACTGACGGAATCGGCCACTGCCGACGCACGCACCGCTATCAGCAACGTACAGGCCGCACTGAGTGATGCCCGCACGGCAGTGACCGACGCACAGGCCGCACTGGCCAACGCCCAGGCGAGCAAGGCCACCACCGACGGTCTGCAGCAGACACTCAGCGGCTATCTCTCGCAGACGCAGACGCTTATCAGCAATCTGGAAACGGCCATCGCGTCGGCCAACGACACGGCAGACCACCCGACAATCATAGGCGCAGACAACTACGTCTATACTTGGAACAAGCAGACCAGCAGCTACACGAAGACATCGGTCTACGTGCGCGGCGAGGGTTTCCATGTGTCGAAGACGTTTGCCTCCGTGGCCGAGATGCAAGCCTATTCGGGTGCGGGACTGAAGGAAGGTGACTTTGTGTTGATAAACACGGGCGACGTGGAGCAGGCTGACAATGCGAAACTCTACACCTACGACGGTGCAGGCGGCTATGACTATCTGGTGGATATGTCGGGAGCCATCGGCTTCACGGGCCACACCCCGCAGATAAGCATCGGCACCATCACCACGGGCGCGGCAGGCTCGCAGGCCACCGCCTCGCTGACGGCCAACGGCACCGACACGGACGGCAACCCGAAGTACCGTCTGAACCTGACTATCCCCAAGGGCGACACGTTCACCTACAGCGACCTGACGGCGGCACAGATAGCCGAACTGAGGCAGCCGCTGACGGCAGTCATACAGACGATGACCGACAACGCCGTGGCCCGCATCAGCGACGACGGCTACTGGGAGGTGCTGAACCCCGTGAGCGGCACGTACACCAAGACCACGGCCTACGCCCTCGGAGGGGCCACCTACCCGAAGTTCTCGATCGACCCGCTGACGGCTGACGTGATTGTGGACACGTCGGTGGAGGACGAAGGGCGGTTTGAAATCAACGATGACGGCGACTTGGTACTGAATTATTAACGTAAAAGGAAAGAATCATGGCACAGCTAATAATTGGCAAATCGGGCGAACGGCAGACGGGTGCAATCTCGATGCAGACGGAGTACAAGGTGGCACAGATAGCCACCGACACGGACGGCAACTGGTGGTACTCGCGCAAGTCGGGCAACCAAGGCCATACCCTGCCCACGACCTTCGCTGGTGTCGGCACGGCCAACGAGTGGTGGATATGCGTCTTCGACGCGAAGACCTACAAGGCCTCGCTTGCCGCCTACGCCCAAGACCTGATAGACGCGAACAACACCCGGGCCACCACCGCCGTAGAGGCCGCAGAAGAAGCCCTCGCGACGGCACAGGCAGCCCTACGCACCACCGCCGACGTGCAGGCGGCCATCGACGCAGCCGAGGCAGCCGCCGCACTGGCCAACGCATCGGTAAGCCTGGCCACCGACGCACAGGTGGACGCTCTCTGGGAGGGCTACGACTTCCGCGAGCTCGTAGACCCACTACGAAAGAACAACAGCGACACTGACAACGAAAATGAGTAACGACGATGGAAAAGAAGAAACTGATATTCCGGCTGGGCGGACAGACGTATGAAGTGGGCGGCACCACCGTATCGCCCGGCAGCGTAGACATGGAAAGCCTGTCGGAAGAAGTGAAGGAGGGTCTCGACGAGCTTAACAACATCCAGCTCACTGACGAGGACATGGAGAACTGGTTTGACGATGACCCCGACAACGATGACCCCGAAGAGGGGGATGAAGAAGAAGATGACTGAAAGAGCCTCCCTTACGGGGGCATTCAGATAAGCTTCATTAGTTTTTAACCCCAAAAAAAGTTTTTGCATTATGGCTAAGAAAAAGCTTTCTGCACTCGAGCTTAAGCTCAAGAAGTTAGGCCTGCTGGCCAAGTCGTACACTGATACTAAGGCAGCTGCCGGCAAGGTGTACCTCATCGAAAAGGCAACCGCCAACACCGGCTACCTTAAGACCTACATCCTCGCCGCTGGCGCGAGCACTGAGGCCGCCGTCACCGACGACAACAAGATTGGTGAGATTGACATCCCGAAGGACTTCCTCGTGAAGTCGGGTACCGTGGCTACCGTCGCCACAGCCGGACAGCCCTACTCGGGTGCCGCCGTCGGTGACAAGTACATCGACCTGACGGTGAACACCATCGGCGACGATGGCACTGCCACCCACCTGTACATCCCCGTGAAGGACCTCGTGGACGTGTACACTGGCTCGAACGCTATCAGCGTGGGCAACGACAACAGCATCTCGCTGGTGCTCGGCACCAACACTAACGGCCTCTCCATCACCGCCAACGGTCTGGAGCTGGCACTGGCCACCACCTCGGCAGCAGGTGCGATGAGTGCCGCCGACAAGTCGAAGCTCGACAACCTGCACGCTCTCCTGAGCGACGCAGAGCTGGGCAGCTGGTTCGGTTATGCCGCAGACAGCACGATGGTTACGACCACGCTGCCTGCCGTGAGCGATGACAGCCTGACCGACGAGTAGTTCTTACTTTCATCAGGAGGGGGCGGCAGCGTCCGTCGCCGCCGCTCTCCCTCCGCTTTCTTGAAGCCATGCAATGTGTGAACTTTAAAACGAAAGGACAATGAGCAAGAAGAAACTCTCAAGCTTGGAGCTGAAACTGAAGAAAATGGCATGCCTGATAACAGACAAGTTTGCCACGAAAGCGGAAATCAACAACGCCGTCACTCTGGCCACCGACGCACAGATTGATGCGCTATTCGAAGATGAATAAATCATATTTAGACGATATAGATAATTATGGCAGAAACGATTACAGTAAAAGAAAACCTCATAGACATCGACCGACTGTCGCGCTATGATGCGAAATTGAAGCTGACCCTGGCACAGGTGGCCGAGGTGTTGCAGAACCAGATAGATGCCATCAAGGCCATACAGGCCACGAACGGTAGCGTGGAGGGCTATATCCGCGTGGCGGGTTCGAGCGACCCGGCCCTGTCGTACAAGGCCTACCAGCGTGCCGAAGAGTTCGGGGGCGGCTCGTGGCGCAACGTATTCTACCCCTGTCTCGTCGGCACGATGCTGACAGGCTCGTCGACGGTGGGAAAGATACTCTATCAGCTGCAAAAGCTGGGGTGCCGACTGGCCACCGCCGCAGACACGGGATTTACCGAGGGGCAGGCCGTATGGACAGATATAAGCGGCACGCTGCACGCCATTGACGGCTCAGAGGGCGACGTGATGATAGTCAACGTGGCCCCATATTACGCCATTCAGGGGCAGTACGAAATCAACGGCGTGACGTTCGACGTGTTCCTGCGAGCACTCAACGCCTTTACCTACAACGACATCGAGGCCGAGGAGATAGCACCCTTCGGCGACTCGCCCGACTACTGCGTGTCGCATACCGACACGGACAACGTCGCGCGTATGCACTCCGTCTACAACCCCGCATGGGCAGGCTCTTACTCAGCCCCGACGGGCATGGCGGGCAAGTATGTCTATTCGGTGGATGCCGAGACGGGCGACATCGTAGAGACCTACGACGATACCGTGACGCTGCTTGGCGGTTCGGGCGGCTGTCACACCGCCGACCTTGACCTGCCGACAGGCGAGCAGAGGGCGATGAACATGAACGTGAACACCGCCGCCACCGTGCCGTTTATGAATCATACAGCCCGCAGTGCGGAGCTGCTATGGGCCAACCTCGCAGCCGAGGGCGGCACGTTCGACTCGCACAAGGCCGCTCTCTTCGGCTCGGGCTTCTCGGCCAACGATGCCGCAACCGCCGCCGCCGACTGGGCCGAGGACGCATCCGGCGCGAAGAACGGCATGAAGCTCGTTGACAAGGACGGCACGACCAAGTACTACTCGCTCGGGTCGGATCTCAAGTCCTTCACGGGCGGGTCGTCGGACCTCTATGCCGGACAGCTGGTGAACTCATGGCGAAACCCGTGGAAGGTGATGGAAGCCTACCGCGCACTCTGCTACGCTATCCAGAACGGCGTGAGCGAGCTGACGTGGTTTGTGTTTGAGGGCAACAAATACAAGTGGCGCAGCGTGGAGGGCTACGACGGTCCTGCCGAGGGCGAGGCCACAGCCGTCGTGTGGAAGCAGATGTCGGCCAAGATGACCAGCCGCTTCGTCGACCCCACCGACAAAGAGACCTCGCTGGAGGGCAACCGCATCGACATACTTGTGTCAGTCGCCCTCTATCACGGACGCACCACACAGGTATCGCCCTCATGGTGGACCAGCGGCCTTATCTTCACCGAGGATGAGAACGGCACCTACGAGGCCTACATGCAGCGCGACCAGAGCAAGCTCGTGAAGTCGACTGCACAGACCGTGGACGTGGCGACAGCCATCAATTTCGAGTCAGACTATAATCATGTCGGCACGTTCACCAACGGTTTGGGCTATCGCAAGAATTACTCCAACGATGCCCTCATGCTGCCCGACAGCAACGTCAACAAGACAGGTGCAAGCCTTCATACTTACGTAGGAGGCTACAACTACTTCACTGGCAGTGCTGCCGCCGCAGGCAAGAAAGTCGTGCGTGGTTTTCGCCGTGGCAGCTACGCGTACTTTTCGTCCCTGTCGCCGTTGTACGTTGTCGCGTACAATGCGCCTTCGTACTCGTATTCGAACTGCGCTTTCGGCACCTGTTGTCGCATCGTGACCTCAGTCTGAACGGAAGCGAAGCCGTAACCCCGCGCCCGTAAGGGTGCGGCCCCTTCGGGGAGAACGGAAACGAAAACGGAGGGGCCGCAGGCCCCGACCCCGCGAGGCGAAGCCGAAAACGAAAACCGCGCGAAGCGCGCCGAGCGCGGCACGCCAGTGCCGCAGAAACGCGCGAAGCGCGTCGCGCCGCAAAGCGCAAAAGGCTTCAAATCGCTCTCTCGCCTGACGGAGGTGCTGTCCGTCCGAAACGAAAATCCATGCCACCCCTCCACAGCACATGCGAATCGGAGTAGCCGGGGTTGGTGAGGTTGATGCCAGGAAAGAGTGCTCTCACGGGCTGGGAGCGGGCTATAAGGCGGCTGCATCGTACCGTCGTGCGTGGTTTTCGCCGTGGCAACAACGCGAACAATTCGAACCTGTCGCCGTTGTACGTTAACGCGAACAATGCGCCTTCGAACTCGAATACGAACTACGCTTTCGGCAACTATTGTAAGTGCAAAACGAATAAGTCCTGCGTGTGTGTACTTCTGGAACCTTCGGCACACGTCAGGCAGATGCAGAGCCTCGCTGAAGATGAGAGCGGAACACGTCCTGAAAAGAGTTTAAGAAACTCAGCCGACCGTGCATTGAAAAGCAAAGTAGGGTAGGCTGCCACATAGTCAAAAGTGGCCACGGCGCACAACAGGTCCCGGAAACAAAAAAATTTTAGTGTTAATTAATTTAAAGTTTAATCAGTAAGACCAGAGGCATGGGAATATCCACTTGGCAGAACATTCTCAACGGTATGCCCGAAGCAGTACACAAGGCGTACACGTCGAAAGACAGCCGCGCTCGCAGCAAGGCTGAGGTACGTGCTGTGTGGGAGTCCCGCGAGAGCTTCTGCGAGGAGAAGCGGCGCGAGCTGGCCGACGGCACCTACACGATGGGCGACTACCGCCACTTCCGCTTGGAAGACCGCAAGAAGCAGCGCGACATATCGGTGCTGCCCTTCGGCGACCGCTGCGTGCAGAACTGCGACAAGACAGCCATCGAGCCCGTCATTCTTCGGCAGATGACCGACGACATGACGGGCGGCCTGCCCGGTCGCGGGGTGCTGTCGAACACGCCGCGCTGGTGCGTCATCCGCAAGATGCAGCGCATCATGGCCAATCTGTCGCTCACGCACTACATTCAGGGCGACATCGTGAAGTTCTACGACTCAGTGGACAACATCGTGGCCATGCGTATCATCGAGCGATACATCACCGACCGCCGCACCCGCGAGCTCACTCGCCAGCACCTCTTCAAGCAGAAGCGTCTCGCCATCGGCGACCCGTTCTCGCACCTGATTGCCAACCTCGTGATGTCGCGCCTCGTGCGTCATTTGAAGCAGCGGTTCGGCAGGCAGATAAGGGTAGTGAACTTCGCCGACGACATCTTCATCGCCGCCGCCGATGCCGACATCCTGCGCGAGGTGAGGCGCGAGATGCGGAGCTTCGTGAAACACGAGCTGCGCCTGCACTACCACCGCCTGTACATCCGTCCCTTGGATGCGGCCCCGATAGTGTTCTGCGGGCAGAAGTACACCCGTAACTCCGTGCTGCTCTCCCAGAACACGAAGAAGCGCTATGTTCGCGCCCGTCACCGCAGCCGCTCTATGGGCAGCTACAACGGCATACTGGAGAAGTGCGACGCCAAGTACCTGCGCCACCTGGTCGAACGTAACGATAACAGACATATGTCAGACAAGGAGAAAATACGCCGCCCGTTTGCGGGCAAGATTATGAAGGTAGAGGTGCTGGAGGGTATCAACCACACCATCGTCAACAAGGCCGAGAAGCCGAGCCGTCAGGTGGGCTGCGACACCTATTTCCACGTGCAGGCCGTGGCCGACGGCTTCGGGCTTATCGTCTACTCCACGTCGTCCTCCAAGCTGGTACAATACCTTCGCACCCACGACCTGCCAATGCGCGACATGGTAATCTGCAAGGACTACTCAGGCTACTATTACGAGGGCACGGTCTACACCGATGAAGAGGAAGAAGAGATGCTGCGCCGGCAGTACAATATACCGAGAAAATAATTTTTATTGTCAAACTTTAAAACGATAGAATCATGTACGAACAGGAATTCACCGAGCGACACAAATTGGGTCTCGAACGCCTCACGGGCGGAAATCGCGGCCTGGTATTCACCAATGAGCGACGCGCCACACGCGAAGTCGCCACCGAGGAGGGCGAGCCGCAGACCGTCGAGGTGTGGGTCTACGATGTCTACGAGGTCGACGATGCCCGCACCGCCGCCTCCACGAAAAATGCCGTCATCACCGCCATGTATCCCCTTGGCGACGAGCCGAAGCTGCTGCGCAAGGCCGTGGCCCGTCTGCTGAAGGCCGTCGGCGAGTACGACACTGCCGACAACGCCGAGTTCAAGCGTTACCACGAGACTGCCGAGGCTCTCGAAATCGGGGCTATCCGCGGCTCTTCCGAAGCCTCAGAGCCTACCGAAGAAGAGCTGCTGGCCAAGGCCAAGGCCGCCGTCATCGACGCCATCGCCGAGCACGACGCGTCGGCCAATGTCAACGCCTTCACCGTCGGGGGCATCCCGATGTGGCTCAACCACGACCAGCGCAGCCGCCTGAGCGCGAGCCTCGCCGTATGCACCGACGCTGAGATGACCAAGTACTTCGGTGGCTGCGCCTACACCTTCCCCGTCGAGACGTGGCGGCAGATGCTTGCAGCCGTCGAGCTCTATGCCGACACCTGCCAGACCGTCACCGAGGCCCACAAGGCCGCCGTGGCCGCGATGAGCTCGCTCGCCGAGGTCGCCGCCTTCGACCTCACCGCAGGCTATCCCGATAAACTCACCTTCTAAACCCCCTTCGACCCATGGAACGACTGACCACCCTGATGTTCTGCGGCGCACTGATGCTGCTCTGCTACGTCATCATCCTCGGGCTTATCTTCTGCGACCTGCGGGCGGGCATCCGCAAGGCCAAGCAGCGCGGCGAGTTCCGCACCAGCGACGGCTATAAGCGCACCATCGAGAAGATAGCCAAGTACTTCAACATGACCTTCGCCCTCTCGCTCATCGACGCGATGCAGCTGGCCATGATCCTCTTCCTCTTCCACTTCTACCGCATCGATGTCGTCATGATGCCGTGGTTTACGATGCTCGCCCTCGGCTATGTCGGCTTCGTCGAGGTAAGGAGTATCTGGGAGCCGGCCAACATCAAGGAGGCCAAGCAGCAGCAGGAGTACCGCCGCACGATACTCGCCCTCATCGAGCAGTACGGCGGGGCGAAGGCCGTCATGGACGCGCTCACGCAGAACCGTGGCGGCGACACCTCCGGCACGCAGGTACCGCCTGCCGACGATACCGCCGACCACGATATCCCCGGTCCCGACGATAACGAATTAGGATAGCGCGCGTATGATGATCACAGCAGCTCAGATCCTCCGGGCCGTTCCCGAGACGAACAAGGCCCGTCTGGAAGATTTCGTGAAGGCGTTCAACGAGTGGTCGGAGACCTTCGGGCTCACCACCAAGGCGCGCATCGTGCATTTCCTGGCGCAGTGCTGGCACGAGTCGGCATGCCTCCGCTACACCGAGGAGATAGCCAGCGGACGGCAGTACGAAGGCCGCCGCGACCTCGGCAACACCCAGCCCGGCGACGGCCCCCGCTTCAAGGGCCGCGGCTATATCCAGCTCACGGGCCGGGCCAACTACCAGGCTTACGCCCGTAGCGGCTTCTGCAACGGCGACCTCATGGCTCATCCGGAGTGGGTGGCCAAGAGTCCCGGCAATGTGAAGGCCTCGCTCTGGTTCTGGTGGCGCAACAAGCTCAGTGCGCTGGCCGATGCCGACGACGGGGCCGCCATCGGCGAGGATATCGTCACCCGCATCACGCGGCGCGTCAACGGCGGTACCAACGGCCTGGCGCAGCGCAAGTACTATTACCGTCGCTTCAGAAAGGAGTTTGGCCTATGACGAAAGATGAAATCTACATGATGCAGTGGCAGCGCATGGGCGGGGGCCTTGGCAACGGCTGCGGGCCGTCGCTGATGCTCTACGTCATCATCGGCATCGTGCTGCTGATGTTGTTCACGAGCTGCCGCAGCGTGAAATCCGTCGAGACATCCAGTGAGAGCCGCAAGGTGTCGGAGTTGGTCGAGCAGATGGACTCCTTGGTGAAGTTCTCTGCCAAATGGCAGCAGGACATCTACCAAAGACAGACATCGCAGGTAGACAGCATCAGGCAGCATGAGCGTAACGACTCCAGCCGCTCCGTGGTTGTCAACGAGAAGGGCGACACTATAAGGGAGAGGGTGGAGATCTATCGTTACATCGAGAGAGACCACAGCACGGAGAAATCCGAGTCGGAGGTATGGATGCAGAAGTTCCATGAGGTCGACTCACTCCTTCGCATATCCCTGGTTAAACAGGCCGTCACCGACTCGCTGCTGCGCGAGCGCGAGGCGACATCCGTCATCGAAAAGAAACCGGGCCTGATCCGTCAGACCCTCGATCACTTGTCTGAATTATTGTGTACAGTAGTTATTATGTTTTTATTGATTAAATTCGTTACGAAACGGCTGCGGCGGCAGTCGGACTGAAAATCTTTTTTGGACCTATGGTTTTGGTTGTATATTGAGTAACCTTATGTCGGGGCGCGGCGGCGCCCCTTTTTTCGTCCCCTCGCCGCCCATGGGCGCCGGCACCTCCGGAGCATCGTGCCGGCCGGCTCATGGTTTCATGCCGGGAAACCCCGGGTTTCATGCCATGAAACTCCCCGTTTCCTCCCTGCAAACTCCCCGCACCCCTCCCGGAATCCCTTGCGGCGTTAGTCTGTATGTTACCCCGATTGTTCGGTTTTTCGGAAAATGCACCGCCGACGCTTCGCGTTAACATCTTTTTATTTTTTTTTTGGTTGTTAACCCAAATAAGCCTATCTTTGCAGCGTCAATCTGATTGCTTCGGCTATCCTGGAAGGGGCACCAGTCAAAACGCCCATTACGACTTGTGAGGGGCTTTTTTCATGCCCATACTTGTTAATACATGGCGGCTGGAGGTTTCCGAGATACTATTTCGCCCGATCAGGATGAAGTGCTATCAGATTGACACACGGGGACTGACAGCCGCCTCCCTTTTTCCCCGGGAGGGACGCGCGGCAACTTTAGAGTATTAACAATTTAAAAAAAAGGAGTTTTGACTTATGAAACAAAGTTCAGTTCAGTTATCCATCGACTTCGGCCCCGACTTCGCCGTGGCGCCGACAGTGCCCGCCACCCCTGAGGCTCAGCGCGAGCCGGTCGCCCTGACGCCCGCCCACGTGTCGCCCGTCGACCGCTATGCCCTGCTGCCCCTGGCCTCGCTCGCCGTCCGCGCCTGCGCCGCCCTCGTGGCCAATGACTTCTTCATGGGCGCCCTCTGCGTCGCCTTCGCGTTCCTCGTTATGTTCACCGCTGCAATAATAGGAGGCTAAGACTATGAATACACAGGAATTGGTTCAGATCGAGACCGCATCGATCATCACAAGCCGCGGCCTGGAGTACATGTACCAGGTAGTGATCAACCGTCAGGACACCCCTGCCATCTCGCTCGACGCCCTGCGTGAGCTGCGCCGTCTCTGCGACTGCTTCATCGCCTTCGGCGAACGGGTGGGCGACCGCCAGGAGCCGCCCGCCGACGATGTCCGAAACCCCTCATGACTGTCAGCCCCGAGATGTTAGCAGCTCCGTCAAGACTCCTTTCCCCTTATACCTTATTATATATATAAGGGCCTCACAATCCCCCGTTCCAGTGTTTTGTTTTCTCCTCCGGTTCCCGGCCCCGCTTGGCGTAGAGGTTCGTCACGGCCACGTCAGAGTGCCGTGCCTGGTCGCGCGCCGTCACGAGCCCCATTGCGTTGATGCCGTCGCGGATGCCCGAGTCCTTCAGTGAGTACAGCTGGAAGCGGTCGTCCCACCCGAGGGCCGTTCTTACCTTCTTCCACTCCAGCCGGTACCGGTTGATATATGCCTGCCGGGCCGAAGGGCGCAGGTCGTCGCCGAAGAGGTAGTCACTATTGACTGTGCCGTCGAAGATCCTCAGCGCGATCATCAGTCTCACCACTTCGTCGTGCAGCCCCACGGTCTGCGTCTTGCGGTTCTTGGCTATCTCCGCCCTTACGGTCACGGTCTGCCGCTCGATAGAGATGTCCCCGAGCTTGATGTTCCGCAGCTCCTCCGGACGGATGTTCGCGTAATAGACCATCATGCACACCAGCAGCATCCGGGGGTTCTCCCTCAGCAGGTGCTCCTTCAGCTGCTGCAGCTGGCGCTGGCTCAGCGGGTCGCGCTTCTTTTCCTCTTCCCGCAGCATCCGGATGTCCTCTACGGGGTTCGACGGCAGGAACCGCCGCTCCACCAGCCACGTCCCCAGTGCCGAGAGCCACGTGCGGTAGTTGTTCCTCGTGCATGCGCTCACGTCCTTGTCGTAGATCAGGTAATCCAGGAAGTCGGTTATCCATGCCGTGCTGAACTGGTTCACCTGCCCCAGCCGCTGCCCTGTCTCTTCCTGGTACTGCTCCATTTGGCGCAGGCGCGAACGGTAGTCGTAGGCCGTCTTCGCCTTCAGCAGACCCTTCGTGGTCGCCGTGTCCAGGTGCTGCCGGTAGCGCTCCATCACGCGCTCCCACGGCGTGTACCGCCGTGCCTCCCCGCTGTTCACCCACGGGTTCCACCCCGCCTTGAGCTTCTGCACCAGCGCGCTGATCAGCTCCCCGCCCATCGCCATTTTCGCCCGTCGCGTGCCGTATCTGTCCAGCTGGAACTTCTTCCGGCGCATCACGCCCCTCGAAGGGTCATACGCCTGGAAGTCGACATACCAGCTCTTGCCCTTGTGTAGCACTGGGTATGTCCACTCGTTTATCTCCTTAAGTCTGATGATTTCTTTTGCTTCAGAAAACAT